TGGGTTGGTTGGTGTTGTGTGTGGTGGGGTGTTGTGGTTGTTGTCTTGGTTGTTTTTTTTTTGTTTTTTCTGTGTTTGTGTTTTTCGGGTTGTGTTGTTGTTGTTTGTGTGGTATGCTGTAGTTACAAACTTCAAGGAAAGGAATGTGAATTGTTTGTTGCAACTGATGTCGCTACTGGTGAGAGGGTTACTGTTAAGCCGGTTGCTGTGTGTGCGGGTTATTCGTATGATGTTTTGCTTATTCTTGATGCGGTTACTGGTAAGGGTATGTGGTATGATTTTGATGGACGGTGGTATATTGATTCTGAGTCTGAGTGTGTTCATTGTTGTGCTGAGCGTGTTGAGGGTGTGTTTGGTGAGGATGAGGATGAGTGGGAGGCTTGTGCGAATGATTTTCTTGCTGATTATGGTTTTAGGCTTGGTGCTTTTGATGAGGTGTTGGGTGACCGGTATGAGTTGGTGGAGGTTTGAATGGTGATAGTAAAAGCCCCTAGGTTGATTTCCTAGGGGCTTTTCTTGTGTTGTCTTATTGTTTGTTGGTTACTGTGATTTGTAGGCTGTCTAGCTTGGTTTTTACTGCATCTTGTACTATTTGTGCGATGTTGGTGGGGTTGGTTCCGATGGCTTTGCTTAATGTTTCGATGGCGGTGGCTTGTGCGGTTATGGTGGCGCTCATTTCGCGTATGCGTTTGTCGATGTAGCAGATGCGCGTGTAGATGTCGCCTTTGCTTCCGTCTTTGGTGCCGCCGTCGTCGGTGCGTCCTAGTGTGGCGTAGAGTCTTGTGGTGTCTTGGTGGATCCAGCTGAGTCGAGTCCAGGCGGGTTGATTGTTTTTGCCTGCGGTGCCTTCGGTTCCGATGGGGTAATCCCAAATGTCTTGTGCGCTTGTCATATTGTCTCCTTTTAGTATCTCGTTGGCTTTGTTGATTACGTAGTTTATGTTCAGGCCGTTGATGGTTTTATCTGGGCAACCGTAGTGGTCGGTGCCTGGGATTTCTCGATGGAGCCAGATGTTGCCGTTGAGTCCGTCGTACCATAGGCGTGTCCACCCGTATCTGCGGGCGATGTCGGCGCAGAGTTGGGCGGAAGCGTCCATGCAGGCTTGTGTGCATGGTATTCCGGCTTTGCCTCCTTCGTGTTCGATGCTGATTGTTGAAAGGTTTGATTCGCGGTTGGCGTCTGACCATGATCCGTCTGCTTCGCTTACGTATTGATGGATGGTGCCGTCTGCGCCGATGCCGTAGTGTGCTGAGGCTCCTCCGGGGTGTTGGAATACGCTGTCGGTGCCGGCGAGGTGTCCGACCATGATGTGTAGGGTGATGTGGGTGATGTTGTGTCCGGCTCGTCCTGTGTAATGGTTTGGTGAGCCTATCCATGTGATGTTGTTTATGGCTTATTCCTCCTTATGTTTTGGTGTGCTGTTTTGTTCGAAGATGTTCATGAATGATGCGTTTTTCAGGCTGGGGTTGATGGCGGTGATGTTTTCGAGGATTGAGGTAAGCTCGATGAGGCATATGCCGCTGACTGTGCAGACGAATACGCTGACCGGTAGTCCGATGTCGATATGCGAATTGATCGTGTCGATGAAATATGCTACCAGTGTGAGTATGAGGTAGGCGAATTTGTGGCCTAGGCCTTCTCGCATTTTCGAAGAGGATAGAGTGCTTTGCATGATGGCTTTGACCACTCCGGTCACGTAATCCGTGATGATGAAGAATATGACGGCGATGGTGTACCATATGTCTGACTGTGTCATTTATTGTGATTCCTTTCTATTTTCCTAATAGGTCTCCGATGATGAGGGCGAAATCCGCTTTGACTTGGGAGTCTTCGAATCTTATCTTGCCAAGTCGGTATCCGGTGGTGAGTCGTCTGATCACATCGTCGGATTTTTTGATGTACCATGTTTTTTCGTCGACGTGATTGGGGTCGAGCGTGTATACGGGGCGGTTGTTGCCTTTGGGGATGCGTCGTGAAATGTATTGGGAGGCGTGGCCGTCCCGCTCGGATATGGTGATCCAGATACCGAAGCGTCCATAGTCGGTGGTGTCTAGTGTGTAGGAGAGCTCACTGTCGGAGGGTATGGGGGCGAGGAGCTTGTCTGATTCGTCTTTGAACTTGTTGCGGATGGCGTAATCCGCATAGTCGGCGTCGTATTGTTCGAGGAATCTGCCGAATTTGGATTTGGATATTTTTGCGGAAAATCCGCCGTAGTCGGCCATTTCGAGGCAGATGAAGCCGTTACAGTAGAGTTTGTACTGTTGTTGGGTGTTCTGCTGTGCTCCGATGTCTAGCCTGTATTTGGCGAAATACGGATTGGCTTTCTGTACGGCATTGGATAGGAAGAGGACTTTGGTCCTGTCCTGCCAGCGGTCCACCGTATTATAGAATTCGGAGAAGGAATTGACTTCATTGCTGAGGAAGCGTAGATTGTCGGGGAAGATTTCATCGAAGATGATGAGATGGACTTTCGGATAGGCGACTGATTTCAGTCCGCCGGCTTGGGAGAGGGCGATGAAGTGACAGCATGTACGCCAATCCTTTTCATCCCACGAATTTTTATGCAATTGGCCCTTTTCGCCGTTGACGCGAAAAGCGTATTCCGGGAAGAAGCTTTGGATGTCTTTGAAGAATGTCTCCTTGCGTTTCTGTTCCACGTCGGTACGTCGTAGGTAGATGAATTCGTGTCCACGTTTAAGGTATTCCTTGATGCCGTATTGTTTGGCTGCGAATGTTTTGCCGAGGCCGCGCGCTCCGATGATGAAATTCCATGGGGCATTGCGAGTGAGGATGTCGTGAAGATTATAGTAGTCGTTTTCGCCTAATGTCTGCAATGCCACGATAGCTCCTCCTCCATATGAGAAGGGGGTGTGACGTCATGACCACCGTCACACCCCCATGTCGGCCAAGGGAAGTTATCTATGTGCCTGCAATGCCGACGTCTCTATTATATCACACGTTTCGACTAAATGTAACGCCTGATCTCCCATGTCGCGGCGGCCCGCATGGCGGCTCCCATGCTTTTCAAGGTCGGGCCATTGCCGGGTCCGCCATGGCCGAGACAATGCGTACCATCGCCGGTGACCATTTCGACGTGATCGTAATTGACGTAATCATACCCCCAGCATAATAGCAGAAGGTCACCGGTCTGCGCGTTTTTCAAGGCTTCATCCACGCTCGCACCACCACTGGCATAGACGCGTCGACCCTTGCCTTTCATGGCTCCGGTCCACGTGCCCACGTCGATGCCGAGCGCATCCTGGTAGGCTCGCCAGATCGTGCTCGAACAGTCGCCGTATCCGGTGTGGAGCGGATCCAATCGGCCTCCGGCCTGCGAATAAGCGAAACGCCCCTGCCACGACAGGTAAAGATCGTACACTTTCCGCTGGTCCGAAGTGGCGTCGCCACTGCTACTGCCCCCTTCGGTCTGCCCGCCCGAAATATCATTGCCTTTCTTCACGCTTTCGACCCAATTCTGGGCGGTGGTGGGACGGAAGACACTCACCTTGCCTCCGTCATGCAAATATAGGTTATCTCCCTGCAAGTGTATCCACCGCGTGGCATTCGGCTTGGATTCGATGGCCGCATTATTGCCACCCGGCGTGACGTCGATACTGCCGGACTGCCCGAAATCCGGGGGTGCGCTCGAACCGTCCCAAGAAGATAGCAGTCGGTAGGCGGTATCGTATCGGCTCGGATAGCGGCCGAGCACGGCATCATTGAGCGCGGTGGTATGGAACAGCTCCAAAGATCCTGTCGCGCTGACATTGCCCAACACCACCAGCGCTCGCTGTGGCGACTGATGGTACATGCTCATGAAGAAGATACGCTCCCTGACATTGCCGGCGGGGAAGCCGTAATTGTCGCAAGTGGCGGAATATGACGCATAATCAGATTCCCACAAGTCCTGCTCGACCTTATGGAATTCGATCCGATTCGCCCAGGTGATGAAAGCATTGCCTTCCGCACGGGTCAAGTATCTATCTGTCCATGCGATGTCGTTGGATTCGACCTGACCGGCCAGAGTGGGCGCGTCCTGCTTGAATTGGGCCCATCCGGTCGGATCCTCCGTCCGCCCCTTGTCGAGGAGGCCGTAGGCGCGCGTCCCATACCATTGCATCATGCCCAAGGTGATCGGATCATTGTAATTCACCGCAGTCCACGAATTGCCCGATTCGACCTTGCCGATCACGTACATCGCATACATGCTTTGATCGCTCATCGTAATGCTCTTTCGTCAAAAGTAATGGCCATACCACCATTATAGTGGCATGGCCATCCTTCGAGCCTACCTTACTTCACGGCGCTCTCACCCCTTTCGATACGAATCATGGTCCGACTCCCGTGACTAACCGAGGCTCGTCGTGAAGCTCAGATAGATTTCGGTATTGTCCGCGATGGCGGTTGTGGTGCCAATGGCGCAGGCGCGAATGTCAGGCTGATAGCTAAGATAAAACAGCTTATTCAAACTGTTCGGAATGAAATAGTTCGTCACATGACGTGCGGCGGCCGGTACCTGGAAGAAATTCGTGTACGCTGCGGTATTGTTAACGGCTTTGCCCTGAATATGACATGTCACGGTGTTACCATCCACGCGGAAGAACGAGTTGGTTATCGTGCCGTGCGCGTCCTGACCGGCCACAAAGCCATCCCATGAATTTCGTACCGTCGCACCGTCCATCGCCTCGCAGATCAGTCTTAGCAGCATTTCGTTTCCGGAGTCGTTCGGATGCACGTCATCGCCACTGCTCCAATCCCTGTTGCCGTTAAGCCATTCCCAAGCATAAGGCAACGCTTCAACATGTCGCATGCCGCATGCCGTGATAATGCGGTCACGAGCCGTCAGTACGCCCCCATTGTAGATGGATGGCGGAGTGAAACCGCAGATGGTCGGAATGACTTGGATTTTAGCGTGGGGGAAATTGGCCCGGGCATAGTCCAATAGGGCGAGCACGGCGGAGGTGAGCCGTGAGTCGGTGACGGTACCGTCCGCTACGTGGGTTTTGTCGTTGATTCCACCGGCAATGAGGATACGTGTCACCGTGTCCTTATCCCCAGTATAGCTTTTAAGCTGGTCGAGGAAAGGCGTTGGGCCATTAAGATATCCGGCATCGTTTTTGGCGAGGTTGGTGACGGTCGCCCCACGATATGCGCCCAATCGGTTCGCCCACGAGTTCGACAGGCTCGACGCGCCGATACCGTATGAAATACTGTCACCGATGACGATGATGTTCTCATCGACCAGTCCGGAAAGATAGTTCACACGCTTCGTTAACGCGTTTACATCCGTCGAGGCCTTATCCCACTTGGCTTTCGCTGCGGTGGCGTTGATGGTCGTGTCCGCGCCCAACTTCGCAAGCAGGTCAAGGTTGGCGTCGGCTTTGGAAGTTGCGTGGGACGCGTCGGATATCGCCTTGCTTGCGTCCGTGCCGGCCTTGTCCCACTTGGTTTTCGCTGCGGCGGCCTTGATGGTCGTGTCCGCGCCCAACTTCGCAAGCAGGTCAAGGTTGGCGTCGGCTTTGGAAGTTGCGTGGGACGCGTCGGATATCGCCTTGCTTGCGTCCGTGCCTGCCTTGTCCCACTTGGTTTTCGCTGCGGTGGCGGCGTCTACGGTATTGTCACCAAGCAGTACTTTGGCTACTTCCTCGTCATGTGTTTCACGCGACTCCACGGCTTCGATGCGATTAAGATGCGTTTCCAAAGTCGTATCGATAGTGCGCATGGAGCCGTTATAGCCGTCCCTCAAGTCGGCGGGGTCATTGTCGCCATACAGGTTAAGACTGTAATTATCGGTTTTCGTGTATACGGTAGCCATTTTATGTTAATCCTTTTCTCGAATCTGGGTTTGTAGTTGGGTGAGAATCTGGTCTATCATGCGCATGGCGCGATTGTAGCCGTCGCGCATGTCCATTGGCGTCGCATCATTATAAAGCGGCAACCCCCAATGTCTCGTCGCATCGTATGCGGTGGAGTCCACGGGCGTGGTCTGCTGACTGTCCATCATGATCATCAGCTCTCCGAAGCCGTAATGGACACGAACGGCAGACCTTCCGCCGTGACCTTCGTATCATTAAGGTCTTTGACGGTATACTGTCCGCCACCGGTTGCGGGAACACGGTTGATGAAATGATTAAGGGCGGTGCCGAGCGCGTGGGCGTTCGCGGCGCTCAGTCCAAGAGCGGTGGCGAATGCCCCCAAACCTTCCGGCAAAGATTCCGGGGTAGGAATGGAGTCAATCCTATCCGATTGCGTTTTCAGCGTCGTGTCAAGGATGTCCATTGAGCGATTGTATTGCCCCTCAAGGTTAGGCGCGTCCGTCGCGTCATACTTTTCAAGATTATAGTTTGGGGTTTTACTGGCCATTTGCCGTAATCCTTCCTGTTATTTTGCGGTTTTCATGAAATTATTGACCACTACGCCGTTGGCGAGATTTTCAACCGAGAGAGGGTTGACGGGTTCGCCATCATCCACATGCACGTCGCGTGGCGTGATACGCGGCTCGTCATTATGGAAAACGGTTTTATTGCCGAGCACTGCGAACTCAAGGCACGTGTGCGCGGCAGCCATTGGCACGGACAGTTGCGCCATCTGATTGACGCGCGCGCCGAACACCGCAAGTTCACGGTACATGTCCCGATTCGTGTTCTTGGAATCCTCGTACCTGCCGCGAGTCGGATTATAGGTCAGGTCAGAGTCTTCATACTGATCGACCTGCTTTTCCAAGTCATCCAGCGTTTCATTGATACGGCTGAATTGCTCATCAAAACCGGCGACCAACTGTCTGATGGCTTCGATGTCCGCGTTTTCATCCTTGGCGAGATTGTCGACCTGTTCGCGCAATCGATCGAGATGTTCCGCCACTTCCTGCACGTATCCGAGCACGGTCAATGTGTCGCGGTACGAAAAAGGCTGAACCGTCGTGAAATAGCGTTGACGTGGGTCGATGTCCAATGGTGCGGCGCATGGGTTAATTCCGTCCAATTTTCCTCCTAACGTTTTACCCATTATACTCTAATGGCCTAGATTGTAGGCGAGTGACGTGCTGTAAAGCTGTGGTACGTTGGTCATATTGTCGCCACTGCCCCACACGCCCATGAAGAGGTCCTCGAGCGAATCGATGACCATCATGTCAATGTTGAGCATGGTATTCCGCCAATCCTGCAACAGCTGCGACTGCGAACCACTGGTACCGAGCGTATGCGACACGCTGTTGCCCTTGTCCGACGAATGCGCGTAATCGGTGTTGCTTTGACTGGTCGCAGTGGCCGTACTGTCCTGCGACGTACTCGTATGCGTATCGCCGGTCGAATCGGTCTGCGAGGCACTGGTCGCGAATTTCCTGAAATCGTCGATACGGGTTTGAGGAAACTCCGAATTAAAAGTCATCGACGAATTGTCCGCCTTGGTATCGGACGTGCTGTGGGCGGTGGATTCATTCGACTGCGTGCCGGAAGACCTGCCGCTCGACTCGTTGACGCTGGTAGAGTCCATTTCCTGCCGGACATCGGACGTGATGAAAGGGTCGAACTTGCGTTGGGCCGACAGATATAATTGGTTGAAATAGTCCATCTGCTCGCGCATGGTACGACCCAAGTAGAATACGAACATTTGCGGCGTTTCCGAACCGATCTCACGTAGAGCGTAATGCGCTACGATCTTCTCATTGAGCTTCGCACGGTATGATTCATCGAAGATCGGATAATACACGGCGCTCAAGTGCAGTTTTTCATCCGTGTCAAATCCCCGTGCGATCAGATTGCCTAAAGTCAGCGTATAATCCGCCATATCGTCCCTGACGGCATACATGCTCAAATCCTGTACCATGTCACTCCTCCTCCTTGGTGCCATCAACGTCCAATAGTCCGCCGGACGTCGTATCATTCCATTCGACGCCGATCGGCCTGCCCGAATCGGCCATTTGAGGCCACAGTCGATTGATCGTATCGCACGCTTGCTGTCTCGACTTGAGATAGCTCAGGCGAAAGACATTCGTACGCGAATTGCCGGCCGTGACCTCCGATTCGAGCAGGCGCTCCTTCTTCTCGGTGGTCGAATTGTCGATTCCCAGATAATTGACAAGCTCATTCCACACCTGCGTCTTCGTGGTGATGATCTTATCCGCCAGAAAGGGAGTGACGTTCGGGAAGGTCTGGAACATTCCGGAAATGTCCGCGCTATCGTATGTGTAGATGCACGGGTCTCCATCCTCACGCGCCTTCATGAGATTCTGCGCGGTGAGCTTGTTGGTCTCGGACGTGGCGATGATCAAAGGCACGCTGATATTGTCCAGATTCACGTCCAAAGCCCGGTCGGCGATGGCCAATCGTATCGCATAATTCCACATCACGTCGACCATCGTGCATCTCAATTGATTATCCCAGATAGGCACGCACTCCTTCGATCCGATCTGCGGGTGCGAATACCCGGTGGCGACCGGCTGAAACGACGTCGGATTGTTATAATTGTTCACGCCGCCGATATTGCCGGAAGTGACCATGAAACGATGGATACCCTTACGCTTATCGGGGAAAAACAGGGCCAACCCGTTCTCGAAGAGGGTCAATTCAAGATACCTCTCGTCGATGGATGGAGGGAGATTGACCCATTTGAAGCGGGATACGGCCAGCATTTCGATCAATTTCATGTATTGATTGATACGCAGGGATTGGCGCATCTCGGGAAGATTGAGATTGCCCCACATGCTCCCGAGTACGCTCTGATTATCCCAATACGTAGCCTTGCGCGCATTGTTGCGTCTGCTCATGATCACCGTCCTACTATAGATAATGGAGTGAGATTGTATCGCTCACTCCATTATACGTCAGTATGAAATACCCGCCAGAGGCTCATTGTCCGCATAGTCGGTGACACCGATCCTGTCGGGATCCTTCCACACCGTCACACCGCTTTCGAAAATGCCTTTGATGGTCAGACGGTATTCTTCCGGACATGTCGAGCTTCTCAAATACAATTCGTGGACCTTCCAATACGTGAAATTGCTCATGGCCATAAGACCTGCCGGCATGGTCATGAACCGCTGGACGTAGTAGCCGTATCGTAGCCAGTATTCGCCGATCGTATGCAGTGCCGCGTCGGATAGGCGACGGAATTTCACGCATACTCCGATGATCCCATTGGCCAGATTGAAGGCATCGCCCCCCAATGCGCCGGACGTGGTCGGCGGCGTGGTCTGTGTCTGCTGTACCTGCGCGTCAATGCCCGCGATCACATTCGCATAGTCGCCTTGCGCGGTAGCCTGCGCCAGCTGACGGTTCATGTCCGCGAACTGCAGGGACTGCCCGTTGCTCAGATTCGTCTGCGCAAGACTGTAGGCATTGGCTTGGGATGTTGAAGCGTTATTGGTGGCTTGGGTGTTCGCGAGCTGTTGGTTCGCGCTCGAAACGTTATTGTCATATGTCTGTTGGTTCGTCCATGCGCCGATCGCGGCTCCCGCCACAGCTCCGGCCGCCCCACCGACATTACCCGTCGCAAGGGAGCCGACGGCCCCGAGAGCTCCCGACCCGATCGTGTTGAGTTGGGCCATCTGATTATCGAATCCGAGATTCTTCAACGTCAGATCCGTGGCCATTTGCGCGGCCTGATTATTGATCGCATTCATGGAATTACGATTGGACGTGCCGAGCCGATTGGCTTCGCTCGCATACTGGGCTCCCAATTGGGCTTGGGAGTAGGCGTTATTGATGCCCATCCGCGTCTTCTGATACGACCAGTCAGCCGACTTTTGGGCATACTGCCTCATATAGGCGGAATTGGCCAATGAGAGAGCGGATCCATTATTGACGGCCATGAAAGTCGGAAAATTCGTGACGCCAAAAGCCGCGTCCAGCATATCACCCTTATCGAAAGGCAATCCCATACCATCCGGCAGGGGCGACCATTGGTCCGCATATTGGGCGGCATAATTCGGGATCCAGAAATTGAGCCGCGGCTGTGGAGGCGCATACTGCCATGCTTCGCGGATCGTCAGATCCTTGGATGGTATCTGCTCCGGCGAATATTCGATGCTGGTGCCATTCAGACAGGAGCATTGGATGATCGCATAAGGGGCGGTCAGCAGCTTCTTCAAATGCTTATAGCGTTCGGGAATGTGGAAATTGTCGCGGAAATCCTTCATCGTCATAATATCCGAATACCTGTCCTGACCGTGGACCGTATTCTGATACAGGTGGATGATCTTGCCTTTCAATCCCGACAGGGTCTTTCCGTACAGTTTCGTCATGTCACCCTGATTGCGTAACAGTCCTTCCGGCAGGCGCGGCACCGCGTAAATGCCGCAAATACCCTGTGACACCCACGGATATCGCGCCCCCAGCGAAAATACCACCTGAAGATCCTCCGCATTGGTCAGATAGATAAGCTGAGTGCCATTATACTGATTTTCGAAGATGCTACCGCCGGCCGTCGTCGTCTTCGGATTGGTCAGATCTCCCGGATCCACGGTAAGATCGGTAGTGGAGGCGATGATCACACCACAAGCCACACGCCCGCCTTCCACCGTGGCAAGCGGCATGTATGCCGTGGTCGCATTGACCAAAGTCTTACCGGTATCCAATCCTTCCGGCAGGTCGAGCGTCCCACGGCCGTAATCGTCCATCTGCCGCTCATTGGCTACGCCGACATGACCTCTTTCCACATAGGCGGTACCGAAGGTGACATCATGCTGGAATGACTGCCACACGTCCAATTGAATATTGAGCTGTGTAGTATGAGCATTCACATAATCGCAGGATTGGATGAAATAATACCATGAGCGCGGCGTGTCGAAATCGTAATCATTCACGGCGACCAAATAATTATACTGCGATGCCTGCGCGAAAGGTATCGGCAGTCGTACGGGCAGACCATATTTGGCCATGGTGCAGTCGGTGAATTCGATACCCTCCAGCTGATTGAAATATGCTTCCTGCCTCTGCCTATCCCATGTGACGATGTCACGATAGCCCATGTCCCACGGAACATTACATAGCTTGAATCTTGTATTCGGCGTCCACTTCATGTAGCTGAAATTAATCGGCAGATCATTCGCACTCATCATATCCTCCAAAAAAAATAGGTGCAGTATCGCTACTGCACCCATTCTACCCGATTATCATGGGATCAGGCGGAAACGGTGATGGTCTTATCCGCAGTGACTCCCGCGAATTTGACGGTCACCTTCGCACTGCCTGCATCCTCACCGGTAACCTTACCCGTCTTGTCGACCTTGGCATGCGCATCCACGCTCCAATCAGCGAGATTGCTGACGTCCTGCTTCGAACCATCCGTCTTGACCGCGGTGGCGGTCAGCTTGACGGATTCGGAAGCCTTGACGGTATTCGGGCCGTCGACCTTCAGACCGGACAGTGCGCCGATCTTGATGCCACCGACCCACGTGCCGACGACAGGCACGTCGAGTGCCGCGGAAAGCGTCTGGTCGATTTCCGGAGTGGCCGGGTCAATGTAGGTCGCCTGTGCCGTGACCTTGAGGCTTTCGGCGGTCTCATCCAAGCCACAGCGCAGAATACCGTCATTGTCGATGCCGGTATACTGTGAGGTCGCCCCCTCGATCGCATACTTGACGCCGACCGGCTGGAAGGATGCGGCAGTCTTGTTGGCGCTTGCAATGGTCGCCTCCACTTGGACGAGAGCGCCGCGCGACACGTTCTGAGGAGTGACCGCAGGCTGACCGTACTTCTTGACACGCAGGACGAATTCCGGCTTGGAGGTCGTGAGCGTATCCGGCAAGGTCACCGATTCGGTCGACCCTTCACCCGTCCAGAAGAGGATGGCATTGGCGAAAGGATTCGGCGTGATGGAGCCGCGGTGCTTGTAGAAGATGTTACGAGTGCCGTCGATAGGATTGACCGGAGAATTCGTGGTCTCCAACAGCTCATCCCAGCAGAAGAAGAAATCTTCGGTGGTGAGGACGGCCTGCACCTTGCCACCATTGCCGCCGATGCCGAAAAGATCCTCGGGAATGGGGATGATACGGTACGGGACATTGGCGCGGTCGATATTGAAGGCGGCGGCGAGAGCCTCGACATTCAAAGCGGCGATGACCTGCGGGGTGGCGAAAAGGATCGCTTCCGAATCGCGCCACGGAGTCACCCAGCTCATGGCGTTATATTTCGGCATGGCGCTCATTGGCGATGCCTTGAGTTCGTTCGCCATCTGTTGGATGAGACGGAGCAGACCCTTCGCATCCGCCTCGGTCGAATCGGCCTTGCCGACGTCAGGCGTATGCACGCGGTAGAAGCCACCCTTACGAGCGTACTCGGCAAACGTCTGCGTCTTCATCAAATACATATCATTACGGTCCGACAGGATCGGAGCGTTCATGATCTCACTGATGTAATCCGACATGCCGGATTCGCCGTCGAAAGCGGTAAGAAGCGCATCCTCCGGAATGGTGACCGGATAATAGTGATCGAAAGTCAATGGATGGAAGGCGCTTGCGGTCGGCAGACTATAGCGACCGTACACGTCATCGCCAAGATACTCCTGATTGAAATTACGGGTGCGTGCCTTGACCAAGCCGACTGCGGCCTGCTCGTACGTGGAACCGTAGCGCTTGAGCGTACGAGGAGAACCGACCAGCTTCAGCGGGTCATCCCAGTCGGCGTGCTGGACGTAGAGGCCGATGAGACGCTGGATCAGGACTCCGGTGAATTCGTCGCGCAGGTACGGGAAATTGCGCATGGTGTCGACGGCATTGCGAATATTGCCCTGCGTCGCCGACGGAATACGAGTCTGGAATTGCGGTGACGTAGCGGATCTCACCGCATTGAAGATCTCAACATCACCCTTGCCTGCCAATGGTCGAACAGTGGACATATGTGTTCATCCTTCCTACGTTAGTCGAACAAATTTTCGATGGAATCGTCATCACCGACGCCGACACCGTCATCATCGGTCACGGTCGACTCATCATAGCCAAGCGTATCCATCATGGCTTTGAGTGCGGCCAACTCCTTTTCGAGCATGTCAAGTCGGGCGCTCACATCCGGCTCCCGCTTCGGATCCGGCTCACCCTCCTCCGGTTTGACCTCATCATTTACGGTCTCGGTGCACTGTGCTTCTTCGGTCGGCGGCGAGGTAACGGACTCCTCGCCGTCAGTCTTCGGATCATCCATACGATCTCCTTACTCTGGACGATACTTTCACTGAAAATTATATCATAACGCCGAAAAAGCAATGACCCCGCGCAATCACGCGCGGGGTCCGACATCCCATGAGAGCGCACCTTGAAATCGTAGGGCACCACCACCACGATGATGACCACCCGCAATCGGCGGCATTCTCAGCCGTGGTAATCCGATCACCGTCATTCCCAGTCGAAAATCGACGCTCCGAAGGACATTCCAATCATAGCACGACCACCGTACCGCACGCATCATGCACATGCTCGCCATGCCGGAATTTTTCGTAAGGTATAGGCTCGACAAAAAGACTGCCCGACATGCAGACATCGACTTCACCATCATCACGCCACCCCTGATATCGATTCATACCAAGAACGGCAAGCCTCTCATATCGTGCGGCGATCTTCCACCGACCAAGCTCGGTCGCATGGACAGCACACGACTTTGGCGGATCCCAACCAGACAAAATGCAACCATCCGTATTCGCATACAGCAATCTATCCGCATTGGCATGACAGACATCCATAAGCTTGCGGCGCGCGTACGCATTGACCCACACGGGTACGGGCAGATAATCGGATTTCAGACCCGACCCGTCACGCCTCATCACATCCCATCGCACGGTAACGCCATCATCCGAATAAGGCACCATGACGGAATCCTTCGATAGACTCGCCATCTTGCCGACCAAAGCATTCATGACCAGCTTAGCCATCCGCCGTCTAGCACCCGTCGCCTTCTGCTTCACCGACCCCCACTCGTCAACGAAGGATCGGAACAAACCTTTGGAGCGCCGGAATTTCCACCCGCGCACATACCGGTAGACCGTCACATCATAATTTTCGAAAAGCAACCGCTGGTCGATGTCGGTAAGCACGCGAGAGACAAACCCACGGGTAGAGGAAAGCCTGTTCAGCCCATAGACACTCCGGCCGTCAAGCAGAAAAGGATACCCACCCGGCTTCAGCTCCGCGCGAAACGTCATTTCGTCACAATGCAACGGCATATCGTCATCCTGCTTGTAGGCACCCTCATACGCTTCCGGCTCACCGTAAGGAAGCCACTCATCTCGTAGGATGCTCGGATACATGGAATTACAGTCCACGTCGATAGCCCTGCCATAAGCACCTTCACACGCCAGCATGAATCCGCCGATATAGGCGTCGTGGAGTGACTTCTTATCCTCCAACCCAAATTGGGGGAATTTGTCCGCATACCATGTCCAGTCGCCTGACACGAAAGCTTCCATACTGGCCGCTCCGGCCGTGATCCTACACAATCCCCGCCTGTCATACTCGCACAGAATGTCGAGCAATTGGCTATCGGACATGATCGCGCGGCAATTCTCCCTCAAAAGATTGGAAATGTCAAAAAACCTTACCGAATTCCTCTTGGAAAGGGTTACGGTGAAGCTGAAGAATTTACCCTTATTCGACACGATGCTGTCCCAGCTCATATTGGCATGATGCGTGTCACGTGGCAGGCTATGCACGACATGCGCTATGAAGGGGTCAAGCATGTGCGGGTCGGTCATGTAGACAATGAGCCTTCCATTGGTCATGATGGAAGCCAAGAGGCTGTGGGGTGCGACGATGTCACGCAATTGAGTGCCATCCGTGAATCGTATGATATTGTCGGCACACCATAAGCCTACACGTCTGTCAGCGATCATGATAGATAACTTCCTTTGATCCTGTCGTTATGCGAGTGTTTGGGCTTCGGTCATCCACCGATCGAAATTTCGACGTGCACGCTCATACCCTTCGGTATCCTGCTTGAATATCGGCCTGAATGTATGATGGGTCTCATCATAGTCGACCCAGCCAAACACGATATGGGGAGCATCGGTCTGTTCAATGAAAGCCCTTTTCTGAGCCGCGGTCAGACTACGGAATCGCTTAAGTCGTTTCGCGCCGAGCGAAGAGCCAATCACCTTACCGAAAGCGTCATACCGGCTTTTAGTCATGTAGACCGGCCATTCGCCTTTACCGTAGAGAACTTCCGACCTCCCGCTCTTCCGCTTCTTTGCGACAGTGTGCTTGCGGTCGCGTTCCGTCCTTAATCCAAGGATTCTGGCGGCGTCATGCATTTGGTCGAGAATCTCCTTACGATGACCGCCTTTCAGCTGGGCACGGACGAAAGCCTCATCGTCCAATACATTGGTCATTTGAAGGAAGTCTGTCAGCTTGGATGGGACGATGATGTTTCCACTGAATCCCGTGTCGCCTGTCGTGCCGGTCATTTCGGCTACACGCTGGTCGTATACGCTGACTTTTGGCATGGCTTGCGCACGATTCCATTCATTGATTTTCCTTCTAGCCGCGTTGATCTTCCGTTGCTGTTGGCGTAGGAGCTTACGCCGTTTCACTATGGGCTCGTCGGCGATCTGCGCGTCCGGAATAGGAGTACGGCTGGCTATCATATAGTCTTTTTTCGTCGGCTTTTCGGCGGCGGTCGCATGATAGGGGGTGGCTTTCGCTTTGGCAATGGTTTGCGCTTTCTGCCTCTCCCACTCCTGACCTAACGTTTTGGCAATGTTGACAAGCTGTTGGTCGGCGGTTTTAGCGAGATTCGCGTGCGAGTAGGTGCCGAGTTGTTTGATGTTGCGGGCGGCACGGGCTTGCGCGGCCTGCCGTGCTTTGACGTGCTTCTGCTTGCGTGACATGGGACACGTCCTTTCAGATAAGGAGAGCACCCCGCGTAGGAGTGCTCTCTATACTTGGATTCTACTTGGTGATCACGATAGGATCACTTCGTTTCTTCATCCACCGGCTCAATGCTGAAGAATTTGAAGCCACGGCGGGACCGACGTTCCACCACCTTGATGGCGAGAGGGGCATCCCACGTGTTCGGAGTACCGAAGATGCCGAACATGGTGTTCAGCCCGGCCGCTAGAGTGGGGGAGGTGGCCGCGTACGCCTTGCCGTCGGCGGTCACGATAATGACGCGCACTGTAGTGGAGACTTCCCCGGTCTGATCGTCGGTCACCTGCACGGCCTGTGCGACCGCGTTCGACATGAGCAGGGTTTCGTTCAGATGTTCATCCAGCTTTTCCGCGTTCTGGAGTGCGGAGTAGAGCTTGATCTTACCTTCGCGAGTGCTGGTGTCGATGAAGTGCTGGACGGTGCCGAGTTCAGTGTTTTCGGTGTTGAATGCGACGAGTGCGGTGCTGTTGTTGTTTTCCATGGTCATATCCTTTTGTATAGTTGTTTGTTGTTTTTTGCTAGGCTTTTGTGCCTAAATCTTTTATATCACATGCCGTCGTTGTTTTCAATTTCGGCGTGTCGTTTTCTTTCGTGTTCTTCCGGATTCCACTTCTGCGGCTCCTCAAAAGTCGCATACTTATAAAAAGTCTCGTCATCCATCGTGACCTTCTGCGAAAAGATCTCGACAGTACGCGGAATGAAATTCGGAAAAAGCCTCTTGGCACGGACCGCATACGCCCGAACATCCTTCAGACGCCCATCAATGACATGCTCGATCGGCATAAAATCGCCATCCACCAATTCCATGCCCTTCAACACGGCATACACGCGAGTCCGGAACACTCCCGACTTCACTCGAGCCATAATACCCTACCTTCCCTGATCAAAAATCCTTGACAATTCCTTATCATTATAACGAGTCACATCAAGTCTGTCAAAATTCTTGAAAACCGCAATGATAAGATTACGCGCCTGCACATCGTCAAAAAGAGCACAGCAATCAAAGCTCGTACCCCCCTTGACCGCACACACCGCACACCAAGCGATCAGATTCGCAGGATCCACCGTACCATCCAAATACTCCACATCAAAAGTACGAGACAACGCCGACTGCAAACCATCCCCCCGGCTCAAAGAGCCGGCAATACACACAGCCATAAGAACAGCCCGATCAAACCACGGATTCACCCCCTCACGCCACAATTCGCACAGCATGGCGACAGCCCGACAGCAAGTCTCAAAATCACCATACCCCTCATCATAACGGATCAAACCAGCCTTACGCATACGACCATGCAACGCCCTACGAACACGCGGCGACTCCATGATCGCATCATCAAAATCGCGCATACGATAGATCGGAACCCGACCATCACCCCGAACAAAGCCCCTAGACATAATACCGACCCTCAATCCTGAAATAAGAAACATCCTTCACACGCTCCGGCCTGCCAGCCCACTCACGGACCACCCTATAAGCCTCGTCATACGACGACGCATAGCCGATCTCAACAGGCTTAACATCATGACGCAAATAAGCCAAAACAACGAAAGTCTCATACATGACTCATACTCCCAACGTCTCAAACTGCTCAACACTATAATCATGCCCACACACCCACATGTCATGCCAGACGGCAATCAGACAATCAGGACAGCGAGCCGGCGCGACAAACCGACAATTACGATAGCCACACCAGAAAGCACGAAGCCGCCAATACGCCTCCGCATCCGGACAATCACCACACGTAAGCGAATGGACAAACCCACGAAAATACATCACACCCTCCCCCCGACAGATTCGCCAGCAATACCAATGGCATCCAACACCATATCCCTCACCTCACTCGGTTTCGTCACATCATAATCATGCGCCATCACCCCATCCTTCGTATGATATTCCAACACCAGCATCTGCCGATGGCGACAATACTTAACCTTCACGTCACCAGCCAGATGAGGACTATAAAAAACAGCGATCTTCACATCACGCTCAGACGATTTCATAACAATCCTTTCAATCAAAATCTTCAAGAATACGACGCTCCCACGAAGCATACTCATCATACCACTCGGAACACGCCAACCCCTCCAAAGACAAGCCAACATCACAAGCACGCTTGCACGCCAAATACGCGTCCAGCAAATCATGCTCCGTAAGCACCAACCACAGACGGCCATCAGCCAGCACGAAAACCTCATGATACGGCGAACGATACTTCGGATGCTTCCACGTCCACACGAACACAACCCTCCGCAAAGACTTCGAATCAACCAAAGTAAAGAAATGATGTTGCATAATATCATCAACACACAACACGACACTCACCCCCCTTCACACACACAGGCTCAAAAGCCACACAGTCACGAGCCCAACCAATAAGCCAAGCCGAAAACAACACCGCATCATCCGCGCGCACCACAGCATGATACGAACACCCGAACAAGCCCTCACACGAAACCGTAGCAGCACCATCCGAATGCTGAACGATACTGACACTAAAACATTCCACAATACACTCCTTACCTACAAACATTCCCATCACAACGCAACCAGCTCAAACCGATCACCCTTAACCTCATCGAACCGACCAAGCCTAAAACCATAATCCGCAAGAAAATCATTCGCACAAGCCTCCCAATCATCCCCATCAAGACCATAAACACCAGTAATTTTCAACGCATTCGAATCATGCCACAGATCATAGCCATTCACAGGAACAACATCAATAAACCACCTATCATCACCATCCTGTTGCCACATACCATACCCAGTACCATCATCAGCAACATAAAGAGACGACCAATCCACATCACCCTTAACCGCAACAGGCCTCACAGTGACAGTACGATCATCATCCGCAAAATAAGTTGCAACAAACAATTTACATTCCTTCCCTTGAAGTTTGTAACTACAGCATACCACACAAACAACAACAACACAACCCGAAAAACACAAACACAGAAAAAACAAAAAAAAAACAACCAAGACAACAACCACAACACCCCACCACACACAACACCAACCAACCCA